AGAACTGCTTAAATGGGGACTGCAATATGCACATTTAAAATTGCAGGATTGATTGAAGTTTACTTCTACATAGGTTGGATCTACATTATAATCATTAGGTAATTTAGATATTGGAATTATTTTATCTTTAGCCCAATGTTCACTACTTCTGTAATATCGATCACTAACATGTCCTGCATCTTCAATTTTCCAGCAGTATTCGCAACCAGAAGGTCTGTCACCCTCTAACATCATTTTTCTTTCTTGAAATTTGTGTTGTGTGTTATGAAGAGCACCAGGATTTAATTCTAATTGATTTACATCTATGCTGTGTGTCGGGGGATGATAGCAGCTATGAGTTTTACCATTAGTTAAATGTAGACTTACTTGTAGCCATTTGGCTGCACAAAATGTGGCACTGATACTATCTAAATTCTTTTTGGATTCTTCAAAAGAACCACTGTAGTATATATTTTTTTGGGTCACATTATTTTAAAAAATGTTCTTAGAACTTTCTTGGATATCGGTTTTTAATCTTTCAATATCCATTTGAAAATCCATTTTTTTAATGTCGTTACGATATTCTTGAAAAATGTTCAATAGCTTGTCAGCAACTTCGTCTGAGGTTGCATTTGATAATTGCTCTTGAATGTTTATCTCCCATATTCGTCCGTCAGCAAATTCTAACCTCAATTGATTTAGATACGCCACAGGCATAGTGTTCATGTAGAGGTCTTCGAAGATCTCCGGCCACTCACTGACTAAATGCCTGGGCGGTTTGAACAAAGGTTTAGGCATCAGCAGATTCTTCTGCCTTCACTGTTGCTTTTTTCTTTGGTGGATCTAATGCATCTGCTTCTTTACGCAACCTAGCAGCTTCTTTATACATAGCATCTGCCTGACTGCGATAGCTCTTGGCAATATCGGAATCAGTTAAAACTTGATTCGGTGCAGCTTGCGGCATTGCTGGAACAGAAGTTGCTTCGCTATTTGGCACAGCGTTTTTCTTACTGTCTTGAGTTTTCTTAGCTTGAGCATTAGCCTGTGCGCCACTAACAAAATTGCATAATTCGTCAACTGCACAGTTTTTCTGTTCAGCAATCAGCACATTTAACTGATCTAAAGGAACGGCTGCATTAACAGTTGGAGTCATTAACACATTGCTGGTAGATACTTTTTGCAATCTTCCGTCTTGCTGTAGTGCTGACAGCATCGGACGACCGTCTGGAAAATGACGAATAAACAACATCTCTCCAAACTCAAATGCTTCCTGTGCTTGATCTGTTTCAAGCAATTGCATAATTGCATCGTGGTACTCATCTTTAAGTTGATTGACTTGAATCACTAAAGCTGAGTCTGATTCACCCGGAAGGGTTCTAAACACAGTGAGTACTTTAACTCCGGTGTTTTTGATCCTTCCAATGTGTTTAACTGGATTGGCCATAATTATTCCTTTTTAGCGGTTACTGATTCTAGAAACAATGACAGCTTGTTGTATACTTTGCCTACAGCTTCCATTTCAGCAGCCTTAAATGCTCCGCGTGAACTTGCAACATCGATGATACTGCGGATAGCAGCAAGATCGTTGATATTTAAATCAGGTGCAGCTTGTTGTTCAGCAGCGGGTGCAGCGGTTGGCTCTACTGGAGCGCCGGGTGATACTTTGCTTTCTTGTTGGTCCATTAGTTTCTCCTTAAATGTGGACAGGCTAACATAAAGTATGTTAGTTCTTTTTGGTCTTCAAATGCCACAAATGTGGCAGTTTTCAAGTGGCCGTCTTTATCAATAGAAGGTAGCTTAGAAATTGAATATCGTCCTCGTAAACGAGTACGCACCCAGCTTTCTATATTTCCGTTTTGAGATAGGAAATGACCACCGTCATCAACTTTTAACTTCGCAAAATGCGGAGGAATATGTGACAACGAGCGTTTGTTTAAAACTTCTAAAGGATTTAGATCGAACATAGTGAAAATATTTATAGACAATGATTAATTGAGGGGGGATTCTTGGCGCAGTCTTTTTGCCATTGTTCTGGCCATTCCGAGTTTTTTAACATCTCCGGAAAACATATAAAGTTCAAAAGCTGTCCTTTCTGACAATACCACAAGATGTTTTTTGGTAACATGCCACGGAGTGTCAATATATTGATCTAACCAAATTAGTACCTGTGGACTAATAATCATTTCCTTTGGCATTTCAATTTTATAGGTTTTAATTTCGGATTTAGTTTCAACAAATTCTAGACACTGATCAGTCATCCTTAATCCACCGGTGTCTTTCTCTCTAGTACTGTACCACCAAATGGCTTTGAAGTCTTTTGTTTTTTTAACATCTGCTTCTACACCTGCCGCTTTTAAAAAAACTTCGGTGTAGGAATCTTTGCGATCCATTTTATTTTATTTCTTCACCAGTGGTTAATTTGTAAACAGCAAAATCTTTTGTCTTAAACAATCGATTAAGTTTCTTTGCTAGATTGTGTGCGTGACCCGGATTACTAAATGAAACCTTTTTATATTTAGGACCTGGGTAACTGGCCACCAGGCTACCACTTTTTAAATTGAATGGTTGCCCTTTATAAAACACAGCCCAAATGGCTTCAGAGTTAAGAATTTGCTCAACTTTGTAGGTCTCTTTGTTTGCGTACTCAAGCAACACTTGGGGCTTCGGTCTACTCATATCTATACATGTCCAATTAAGTGCATATATATTTATGTTTTTCCGAAGCCACCTCCATCGACTTTTACTTCTATCTCAGTGGTGCTCTGGCGTATTTCGGATAGCATAGCATGTATTTCCTGCATGGTTTTTGCCATTTTGGATGTCATGATGGCTAATTCAGCAGTGAGATCTCTTGCCTCTTGTACGCTAATACGGATTTCTTTTTGCTGACTTCTTTCAGCAGCTACTAGCCGTTGAACCAGGCGTTCAACACTGGGCAAGTTTGTTGGACTATTTTGAGACATTGCTCAATACCTGTTTCATTTCGAGCTCTGTTTTAAACGGACCTTGATATTCGTATCGTTGCAGTGTAATTGCTTTTGGACAAAAACTCTTAACCCATCCTTTGTCAAATCGAATAACATAGTATCCTGCACAGTAAAGGCTTTTACTATCTCCGCTCTTAGTAAAGAGTGGTAATTTTCTTTTAACATCAAACATTGAGTTATGAGGTGTGGTCGAAGTTGCATAGCCGTGTACCTCGTTTGGTTCTGCATCATCTGCTTCTTTGATAATTTTAGCAATAAAAAAATCTTTGCCAAATTCCATTGTTAGTTTTTCTTTTGTCTCATAGACTTTGATGCCTAGCTCATTACTCATCACAAAGTGATTGTCTTCGCTTTTTCTCAAAGTGGCAAATTTGGCTCCGCCTTTTTCTACGATCCAAAACTTTTCTGGAATAATAGGTTTAGCATGTAAATCTGTCATAGTTATCTCCTCACACGAGTCTGTTTTGTTTGGACATGTATCGATATAGTTGCAACTCATCATTTACATGTTCCTAACCAGTTATCAAATAAATTTACGGCTTCTTCAAAATCTATTGCCAATACTTTAGCAGAGATAACGCCGTCTGTAATAGACATATCAAACGGTATTACACCGTTAAATCTAAAATCTTCAGGAGTATCAGTTTCGACAACAAACTCTTGTAAGTTCTTAGCCCTAAAGATTAAATTATTTGCCATGTCTACCGAATTCATAATACATACCTTGCATTTAATGGCTCAGCATATGCCTGTGCCTGATCAGAGATCTTTTTAAGATCGTAGAGATTACAAAACTTAATAAGTCTAATACCAACCTGACTGATGTTTTTATTTGCTGATGTTGCTGTAGCAATAGTTTCTGTAATGATAGTTTTAATCTCAGCCGGCTGTGCAGAAAGATCAATCAATACTCGATTTCGTTCATAATCATCTAGCACACGATGCTCTTCACCATTATGGTCGGTCCAACGCTGCAACATGAGATTGTTCCACGCATAGCCTTTTAAATCTCGGTCACCGTAGGCCTCACGGAGACCAACCTTATTCTTTGTGCCTTTTTCCCGTACTCCCGGATATGCAGAGAACACATTGTCTGAGGTATCGCCTCGCATACACTTCTCAAAGAGTAACCACTGGGGGTCCGGAATGGCTTTTGGCTCTTGAGTCTTTTTATCAATAACTCTCTTACCTTTTGCATCAAAGATACCTTCATGGGTAATAGTGGTTTCCATAACACCATTGTACTGTTTCACATTAGGTGCAATGAGTTGTACAAAATCTGTGTCTGTGCTAATGATCACATGTTTATCATTTGGATGTGTCTGTATCCAGCCAGCAATAAGATCGTCTGCTTCTAGGCGTGAATTTTGTAAGACTGTGCAATTTGTTTTTTCTGTTACAAATTCTTTAAAAGTATCAAATGCTTCCCAAAATACTTTTTCTTCTTCTGCTTCGCGTTCTGTGTGTGCGGCACGACTAGCTGCTCTTTGTGCTTTGTACGGCTTGTAATGGTCTTTACGCCAGCTACGACCTTCGAGG